CAATCTAAATATATCTATGCATTGACTACTGTAAGCGCATTTGGTGCGAACACAGGAAACACGGCAGCAAATACAACTTTTGGTGCGAACACAACATCGGTTATAGACACTTCACTGTCTCGCGGAGTACAATCCGAGTCTAGTGTGGCAAATATAACTACAGGCCTCGATTTATTTGCAAACAAGGATGAAGTTGATATTTCTTTGATTGTAACAGGTTTTGCGGCCGATGCAAACACAACTTTACAAAATGAAGCAATCAACCTGGCCACATCGCGTAAAGATTGCATGGCTTTTGTTTCTCCACCAAAAGTAAGTGTTGTCGGTAATACTTCACCCGATGTGGCCATTTCTAATTGGTCTGATAGCTTAAACAAATCGTCATTTGCATTTGCCGACTCTGGTTGGAAATACCAATTCGACAAGTATAACAATATTTACCGTTGGATTCCATTAAACGGAGATATTGCTGGACTATGTGTTCGTACAGACGAAACCCGCGATCCTTGGTTCTCACCAGCAGGTTATTCCAGAGGCGCAATCAAGAACGTTGTTAAGTTGGCTTGGAATCCAAACCAAACGCAACGAGATACAATTTATGCAAAAGCAATCAACCCGGTAATTTCTGCTCCAGGTCAAGGTACGCTGCTATTTGGAGATAAAACTCTAATTACACAACCATCAGCTTTTGATAGAATCAACGTCCGTAGATTGTTCATTGTACTTGAAAAGGCTATCGCAACTTCTGCAAAATATTCACTGTTCGAATTGAATGATGAATTTACTAGAGCACAATTCATTGCTCTGGTTGAGCCGTTCTTGCGTGACGTTAAGGGTCGCAGAGGTATCTATGATTACCGTGTAGTGTGCGACACAACAAATAATACTGCTCAAGTTATCGATTCCAACAAGTTTATTGGAGATATTTACATCAAGCCAGCACGATCAATTAACTTCATTCAGTTGAACTTTGTTGCTGTGCGTAGCGGTGTGAACTTCACGGAAATTGTCGGTGCTGTCTAATAAATAATAAAAATAGGAGAAAAAGATGGCTTTCAACGTAACAGAGTTTCGCGCAAATCTCATCGGAGATGGTGCTCGTCCAAACCTGTTCCAGGTCACAATGACTTTTCCAACATACGCAGCAGATTCGGTTAGTTCTTCGCAAGCACTAACCTTTCTAGCCAAATCTGCTCAAATTCCGGGATCAACAGTCGGAACAGTACCTTTGTACTATTTTGGCCGCGAACTGAAATTTGCTGGGAATAGAAATTTTGCTGACTGGACAATCACAATCATCAACGATGAAAACTTCAAGGTGCGTAAGGCCTTTGAATCTTGGATGAACAACATTAATTCACATGCGTCCAACGTAAGAAGTGGAGTAGCTTTAACTCCAACCAGTTATTCGGTTGATACCAAAGTTGAACAATTCGATAAGACTGGTAACGTAATCAAGAGCTACAAATTTGTGGGAGCATTCCCGGTCGACCTATCACCCATCGATTTAGACTGGGGTGTCAACGATTCTATCGAAGAATTCTCGGCAACCTTAGCATATCAGTGGTGGGAATCGGATACAACTTCTTAATTTTATAGAGGGGATTTATTTCCTCTCGTAATGTTTTTTTTGAATTGGAAATAAACTAATATGGGATTAAATCTATTCGGGTTCCAGATTTCTCGGCAAAAAGCTGACGACCAGCAGGCTGCCGAGAAAACTTTTGCCGCTCCGTCCAACGAGGACGGAGCCCTTACCATTTCCTCGGCCGCTTATTATGGTACATATGTAGACCTTGATGGTACGGCTAAAAATGAAGTGGAACTGATTTCTCGATACAGAGAAATGGCAATGCAGCCAGAAATTGAATCGGCTATTGATGATATCGTAAATGAGGCTATTGTCCAGAACGATGTGGGTAAGATGATTAAACTCATCATGGATGATTTGAAACAACCAGATAAAATCAAAAAAGCGATTCAAGAAGAGTTTAGCACCATACTTAGAATTTTAAACTATGGAAATATGGCAACTGACATTTTCCGTAGATTTTATGTTGACGGAAGATTGTTTTACCATGTGATTATTGATGAAAAGAATCCTACACAAGGTATACAGTCGCTTCGGTACATTGACCCAAGAAAAATTAGAAAAATTCGAGAAGTCAAAAAAGAAAAAGAAGGTGGAACAAACGTTGATGTTGTAAGTACAGTCAACGAATATTACATCTACAACGATAAAGTAGTTTCAGGTTCGTCCTCAAGTTATGGTCCAGTTGGTGTGCGTATTGCAAAAGATGCAATCATAAACATTAACTCGGGCTTGATGGACTCTAGAAGAGCCGTAGTTCTATCGTACTTACACAAAGCAATTAAGCCACTCAATCAACTGAGAATGATTGAAGATGCAACTGTAATTTACAGAATTTCTCGCGCACCAGAAAGAAGAATCTTCTACATTGATGTTGGTAATTTACCAAAACTCAAGGCTGAACAGTATCTTCGTGACATTATGGCAAAGTACAAGAATAAACTTGTATATGACGCACAGACGGGTGAGATTCGTGATGATCGTAAACATCTATCGATGATGGAAGATTTCTGGCTTCCACGCAGGGAAGGTGGTAAAGGAACAGAAATTACAACCTTGCCTGGCGGACAAAATCTAGGTGAGTTGGAAGACGTTAAGTATTTCGAGAAAAAGTTATACAAATCTTTAAATGTTCCAGTTTCGCGTTTAGATCCAAACCAATCTGGTTTCTCTTTAGGTAGAGTCGGCGAAATCACCAGAGATGAAGTTAAGTTTGGCAAGTTTGTTGATCGTCAAAGATCAAAATTTTCTGAAGTTTTCGACCAAGCATTGCGCGTACAATGTGTGCTGAAAGGTATCTGTACGGCTGATGAGTTTGATGAATTCAAAGAACAAATTCACTACGACTTCATTAAAGATAATAATTTCACAGAACTTAAAGAAGCAGAATTAGTTCGAGAAAGACTGTCGTTACTCGGATCAGTAGATCCATATGTTGGTCGGTATTATTCTATGGAATGGATCCAAAGAAATGTATTGAGACTGACTAATGATGATATCAAAGAAATGCAAAAACAAATTGATGCCGAAAAAGAAGCAGGCCTAATTATGGATCCGGCCCAAATCGCGCAACAAGGACAAGCAGAGTTGGCCGCCGGAGGAAGTGCATCTGGAGCAGGCGGAGACACGGCCGGAGCGCCTGCACCGGCTCAAGACCAAGCAAGTCCTTCACCAAAAGGTGATTTAAGTTTAAATAATGAATACACACCATCCATGCGGATGATTTCTAGAGTGTTATAAATATTTTATATTATTTGGAGAATTATATGGATAACGAAAACGTAAACGCAGTAGTAGTTCATGCAATGAATGATGACTCGTTTGAAATGAGAAGCGCCTTGTATAATGCAATTCAAGATAAAATCTTTGATGCATTAGAACAAAGAAAAATTCAAATTGCGGCTAATTTAATTGCACAAACAGAAACCCAATGAAAAGTTTAAAAGATTTTCTTCAAAGGCAAATTGATGAAGACTCTCCCGACACTAATGGAGACGGCTTACTTTCGCCTGAAGAACTTCATAAACACTTGGACATACAGAAGCGTGGTATTGTTGACCTTGGCGACTATGCTGCACATGTTTTATTCCATGCACATCATCCAGAATATTTGGCGCCTGTAACCGAAACTTTTAATGAGATTCAGAGAAGGCATGCTGCAGGTGAACATGTCTGCGATCAAGATAGCATTCTGTCTAAGTTGAAAGAGAAGCCTGCGTTGGTAGCAACAACTCTACCCATGGCTGAAGGTAAAACAGGAACTCACCGCGAGTTAGATCCTCCTGCAGTTATGATAATGAGAAGAAAGTCTGTGAGACAGTTTCCTAACGGTCAACGTGTGGCCTTGTATTATGTAGATAAAATCAATCGCTATGTGACTGTACCATACGAAGACATGCAATGGTCGGCCAACGAAGAAACAGTTTTTGATAAGTTGGGAACTAGCATAAAAACAAACAAAAAAGTTGTGGTAGAACATTTAGATGGTTCTGTTTCAGAAATCACACCGTCTATCGCAAATCAAATGATGCAACTTCATAAAAAAATGAATGAGGCAAACAGAGCAAAGATGGAAGATATGCTTGAATCCAGCGCAAAACATTTTCAAACTATCTCTAAGTTTTCTAAGGAATAAAAATGGCAAACGCATTTACAACACAAACAATTAAAGATACTACAGAACATGCAGTTATAAAATTGACTGGAAAATTTGATGGTTCAGGTCAAGAAGATAATCACATGAGAATTTCTGCTAATTCACTTTATGGTGCTCTTGCAACTAATGGGTTTCCTGTCGCTAACGTACATGGGGGTTCAGCCAATACACCACTTTCATATTACAACTTATTAGTAAATCGTATTTGGTATAATTGTACTGCGCCTGCTGGAGATGTGCAGTTGTTTTGGCATGCCGACACAGCAATATCACTTATGTTTTTAAGTGGTAACGGCGAATTTGATGGTATGGGTACCTGGACAACAATTCCGAACAATGCAAGAGGCACAGCAAACTGTATTGGTGATATAGGAATTCAAACCCGTGGTATGGCCGCAAATACTTCTTATACAATTATTATGGAACTCCGCAAAGATAATGCACAGTATCAACGAGGACAGTTCAATGATCCTGCAGCGTTCAACTATCCTCCATATGGTATTCGCCCATAATGTTGCTTGAACATATATTATCTGGCAACTACTCAAAAGCAAAAGAAGTTTTTGAAGAGTTGGCGAATAATATTTTCGAAGGAAAATTAGAAGAGATTACACAAAAAATAAAAGCTAGTGAGTATGAAAAGATTGATGAGGTCAATGTTTTAAAGCTCGGAAGAACAAGATTAGTTAAAGTTCGAGTTAGGGGTGGCAAAGTACAAAGAAGAAAAAAATTCGCCACACAACCCGGATATACTATAAGAAACGGTAGAGTTGTTAGAATGTCGTCACTTGAAGTGCGACACAGACGGCTTGGAGCAAAAAGAGCAAAGATAAAACGTAGGCCTAATTTAAATCGGTCTTTAAGAAAAAGATTAATCTCGATAAGAAAACGAAAGGCACTAGGGTTATGAAACTCATAAAAGAAATTGTAGAAACGGTAAGTTACTTAACTGAAGAATTGGATGGTAAGAAATCTCTTTTCATTGAGGGACCCTTTCTTGTTGCTGAAAAGAAAAACAGAAACGGCAGAATCTATGAATTTAATACTATGCGAAAAGAAGTTGACCGTTACACAGAAGAATATATCAATAAGAAACGTGCTTTTGGTGAATTAGGACACCCAGATACACCAACAATCAATCTGGATAGAGTATCACATATGATAACCGGTCTGAGAGAAGATGGCACACAATGGATCGGTAAAGCGAAAATTCTAGACACACCAATGGGTAACATTGCAAAGAGTCTTATCGAAGGTGGAGCACAATTAGGTGTTTCATCTAGAGGTATGGGTTCTTTGAAAAATGTCAACGGAGTGAATGTTGTTCAGCCCGATTTTTATCTCGCCACAGCGGCAGATATTGTAGCAGACCCTTCTGCACCTGGAGCATTTGTACAGGGAATCATGGAGGGCAAAGAATGGATGTTGGTCGAAGGCGTGTGGACTGAAGTTCATATCAGAGAAGCTAAACAGCAAATCGTCAAAGCTTCTAGAAAAGATATTGAAAAAGTAAGTTTACAGATTTTCGAAAACTTCATTAGAAAATTGTAATATTATAAATAACCACATATAAAACCAAGGAGATTTTCAAAATGGTTAAAAAGTTTAATTTATCTGAAGCCGCTGCGGACATTCTGAACCAAAGCGTAACTTCGAAAAGATCAGGACAAGATGCACCAGGACGCCTACCAACTTCAGTTGCCTATGGCACCAAAGAAGTAGGCGACATTGGTACTCAAGTCACAAAGACCACAGATGCGGGTCCTAACGCAACTAAGGGTGTTCCTAGAGCAACTGCTCCTGGCGCAACACCACCTGTTGGTTCGCAATCC